GGTGCTGCTTTTAACATCGTTTATTCCTTTATCTTATGCAGTCTGGCAATCTTGTTAAATCTGAACAACACTGACAATACTAAAGTTTGCAGCGGTATTCTGCGCCGTTCCTTGCGTTTGCAATGTTTCGATGGTTACAGTATCGCCTGCGCTCAAGTTCACAACACAGCTTTGCTGAATTATAATGCCAACACCCGCCCCTTGCTGTGGCTTTATTTCACCTGAAAAATTAACGCCCGTGCTTAAAGAAACACGCATACGCGCAATCGTGCTTGCAGTTGCCCACCCATCGTAACCGACTTGCGCCGTAACAAGATATGTTCCTGTTGTTGTGCAAATCACTGCGTCAGTTGCTGCGTCGTATTTTAAATGGCTATTATTTCCGAACAAAAAGGTATCAAAATTAACCGCTGTCCATGTGTTATTTGGTATGGATTGCGGGGTGTTTTGCCTAGCTGTCAATACAGGCACTTTACGTGAACTGTGACGATACCCGCTTGTTGTCGGGTCTATAAGAGTTTCTACCGCCGTATCATAGGGGAATACATTGTTCCAGTTGGAATCAAAAACGCCTGTGCCGCTATTGTCTGTAGCGTTTTCGTTCAGGAAAACGGGAACAAGATCATGGACGCCATTTGAACCATCATTGTAAGTTGCTGGCTCTCCAGCCGCTTCTAAATAGCAAGCATGAAACGCAATGTCCCGACCTTTGGTAACCTGAACAACAGGCGTGATATATACAGGGCCGCTTGCATAATCAAAAAGACCAGTGCCAGTTGCAAGATATGTAGGAACGGCAGTGCCATTCCAGTTCAGGTCAAATTTTGTTCCGTGGAATACAACTGACAATGCACCAGTATCTCCCGCTGCGCCGTCAAAAATAGCGCCAGACCACGTACCGACAAATTGCCCAGCATTAAAAGAATTAGCGTTGGCAACTGTAACTGCATCAACACCATAAACTCGCAAGCCATACCTGAAACTATACTCGTTTGCGCCGCCAGTGTTTTGGCAAACTGCAATGACGTTGTTAAAACTACCCCACAGCGTTGATCCGTAGAGATAAAGCCCCGCGCCAGTTGATATAACTAGGCTGAAAAGCTCAACATTTTCCATAATCGGATAAAGATTATTGGCAATGTAAACAACTGACCGATTGGTTAGTGATCCAACGTGAGCAATGGTAATGCTACGCAGCACGCTATGCCCTGAGTTAAGCGCCGTATCAAACGTAATACAATCACTACCATTTGCCGCCGCAATCAGCAGGACTGTCCCGCGCCGATTAGCACCGCTAGTCCAAACAGGCATATGAGCCGTACCTTCACCAAACAGTGTGACGCCGCGAGGAAGGGTTAATCCAGCGGAGATATAATAAATCCCTGCTGGTACATAAACTGCGTTAACGCCTGTAGTCACAGCGGCTGTTAGTGCTGCCGCAAATGCAGCAAGGTTATCTGTTCCAGAAGCCGATCCAGAAAAATTGCCATCAGCAACCGCGCCGTAATCCAGCACGTTCAGCGTTGCCCCGTCGATCATAGAGTAAGTTGCTTTGGTGAGGCTCATGGTAAAATCCTATTTTGAAAATGCTCTAATTTCGGCTTCGGTCAGGCGTTGCGGCCAATAAGACATTTTCTGCACATGGCCGCACAAAATCTGCCCAGTAGCAGCAGACAATCCTCCGATAACCATCTGGTTAACAGTTGGAAGGTTGCCCAGTGTATCAGTAACTGCCGCCCCGCCATTTGTGGCAGCAGCAAAGTCGTTAACTTTATATCCAAAAACATTTCTAACAACAGAGTTCGCAACGCCGCCACCGGGGTATATATCCACTTGAGATGCACCACTAATATTAACCGTGTTATTTGATCCGTATGGACGATAATCCATTCCGGTGTTAGTGGCTCCGGCGTCTATACGCCATGCGCCGCGAGACGATCCCGTTGCATCTCCTCGAAAAATTTGAACAAAAACAGCTCCTTCGCTAGCATTATACCAATCGCTGAAGTTCGTCCCCGTCATGGTCACAACGTCAGCATTGCGTGTTATAGATGTGCCAGTGTTAGGTATAACGGAAGTAGGAAAAGCGCCTTGCTCCGCCTGCATCAATATAAAATACACAACGCTGCCGCCAGTTACGCTGACGCGGTATTGGTTCGACGAGACGCTTGACGCGCCGATAGAGACAAGACGTTGATATACCGACGTTACCGCAGGTGAAGTTCCGCCCGGTGTCCAAGTTCCTGCGTTTACGTCAAAAGAAAACGATCCTGATCCGCGTGCGTATGTAGAGAAAGCCCATGTGTTTGCGCCTAAAGTGATTGAGTTATTTACTCGCGCATAGAAAGGAGTTGTTCCGGCGCTGTTGTCGAGCTTGAATACTTTGCCCGTGCTGCAAAGGCCGTTTAATCCGGCTGCTGCAAGAGCGGCGTCATCCGAAACAACGCTGAGAGAACCAGCCGCGTCTCCGAAAGTTGTCCACCCAGTTATCACAGTTGGGTTTACGGAGTCTACGCCGCTTAGTGCGTTAGTCCGTTGCTCCTCAATCAGTAAGCCTTTAGGCGCAAGCGTGGTAGGATTGTAGTCAAAGCGTGGGCCGTTAATCGCAGCCGTCTGAATAGAGCCGTTGCTACCAACAAATGTCCCTGTCGATGCGCGTGTAAATGTAACACGGGGGTCAAGAACACCAGTTGTAAAATCCAACGCCATGCGCGGGAGGACGCGCTCAGTAGCAGTAGGGCCATAGGCAGGCGTAATCATTTAAACCCCCGTCACGCGGAACCAAGCCGCCCATGTGGTAGCATCTATTGCCTTGCGGAAATAAAAATCATCCAAAGCTGTCCCACTATAATCAGGATAGAAGAACTGAATTGTGGCCGCTTCAGAGTTGCTAGATGGTCGGCGCGTTTCGACCATACCGTTATCATTTGCGGTTACGATAGCCACATTCTGATACCGCGCTTGAGAAACGCCGTAAGGGTATGTATTAGCCGCGTCAGAAATAGTTTTAAGGTTAAAAGTAGACCCTGCGAAGTTGTTTTGGAGTGCGCGAAACCCATGTGTCTCCGTATTGGGGTGGTAGTTATTATTCCATACGTTAGTGGCAATAACTTGCGTTCCTGCGACCACAACAATCTCATTGGTAATAGAACCTAAAAATTGGTTCCCAACAATAGATACTTCTTGGACAGTGTTGCCTACCAAGCCAAGCGACATATGCGACTGAGTCGCCCCGCGCATCGTATTGTTGCGGAAATTCAATGTTGTAATGTTGTTGCTTACAAGCACAGGAACCGACACGTTAGAGACCAACATATTACCTACAATGTCGATCTCTTTAGATGTTCTTCCAGCAGTAGTGTTGTCGCCAATCAAAATACGACCGTAGCCTGATGTAGAGGCGAACGTAGAGTTGTCCACGATGGAAAGCCCATAGACAGAGCCTACAGGGTGGAACAAGATATGTTCGCAATCTGTAATAGTGTTATCAGCTATGATGACTGCGTTAGGGACAGTGCCTAGCGTGTTACTGCAATACAGGCTGACAGCATTGTTAGTGGCAAAGGTGTTCCCAATAACAATAATATTTGCCCAGTTTGCGTTGGCAATATTGTCAACAGAAATGGCGACATGTCCGCGATTACCGCCGCAGTTGCTAAACTTGTTGCCGCTGATGGTGACGTTTTTGATAATGCCGAACGCGTCATCTGGCTCCAAACAAATGCAACCGGGCATATCGTTACGCGACCAGTTGCGGAATACGTTACCTTCGATGGTGGCACGGTCAACGTCTATGAAACTGATTGCATTGCGGCCACCAGTTGCGCCGTAAAGAACGCCATCGAATACGCAGTCGCGGATCACAACATCAAAATTGTGCCGCTCTGTCCCACCGCCTGCGCCGGAACCAATCAAAACCGCATCTGAACGTGGGCCTTCAAAGTAGCATTTCTCAATCACTACTCTACGCACGCCGTTCATACGCAACAAATGGCCGTAGGTTTCGTTGTGACCAAGTGTAGCAACATCACCAAGGAACTTGAGGTTGCTAAACTTTACGTCGTTAATAAACGCTGAAGATGATCCGCTGTCAAAGTTAATGCAGCTACTTGCGGGGTTATATGAGAACCGCTTGATGATACTTTTTTCACCGTCGCCATAGACATTATAGCCAGTTCCGCTCGTAATAAGACAGCCGGAACTGTTGCCAGCATCCACACAATAAGTGCCTTCTGGCACATATATATTTGGCGCAGCCGTCATAGCCGCAAGAAACGCCGCAGAGTCATCCGTTACGCCATCGCCAACAGCACCGAAGTCCTTGACCGATACATATTGAGCCAGTTTGGCTTCTACGTTTGTAGCAACGCTGCCGGTAAACGGTGGCTCATAACTAACAATCGACGCGTCTACAGCGCCGGTAGTTGTCTGAACGGCTGTGGTAAACTTTACTTCGCCGCCAACGTGTACGCCAGACGTAAATGTCACGGTATCGCTGTCCGTTTCCAGATAGCTGTCGCCAACATACTGGTTCACACCGTCAATGTAGACCGACAGCGAGTTCGTGCCGGGCGTGTAGTTGATCGTCGAAAGGTTAAACACAGTCTGGCCGGCGGTGGCCGTGATGACTTCCTCTTGGATCGTGTAGTTGACGAAGTTCGAGTTGACGCCAGTGATGTTGTCGTAAGTGCCAAGCAGGATGCCTGTGGCTGTCTCAATGACAAACTTGTAGACCAAACCGTCAGTCAGCCAAATCTCGCCGCCCGGTACGCGCCCTGCGCTGTCCAGAATGATTGGGTTTGCGTGCGGCGTAACGCCAGCCGCGCTGGTGTAGGACGCTTGCGGCGTAGTCGTGCCGGCAGCATAGGTGTAAATCTTGCCGCCCGACAGAATAACGCCGTTGTTGTCAAAAAATTGAGCCGCGAACCCACCAATGGGGGAAGGAGTTACTGACATTTATTAAACTCCGAGGTTGCCCGCCGCTATAAAGGTGTTGGCGACAGGTGCTATAAGCGAGATAACAGCGTACTGGCCCATCGTACTAAACAACGATGAGTAGGATACTAGCGTCTGCCCACCAGCCGCAACAGTGACTTTACCTGCGCCGCCTTGAATGATTGTCACGTTAAACCCTGCGCCAAGCCCTGCCGCGCAAGTGATTGTAACTGCGGAGCCGCTAGTACAGTAAATGATTTTCTGATTGTCGCTGGCGCTCAACGTGCGTGTCGTTCCGGCTTCAGTAACAATGTTTGCTGCGAGTTGCGCTGCAATCATTTCTGTAACAGTAACTTTTTTCGTCGAACCAGACTGCACGATAGGCAACACTTCAGTCCCACCCAAAGGCGTGGTGACCGGCGTTAACTGGGAAATTTTTAAGTCGGCCATTTATCTACTCCAGTAGCAACAATCCGCCGTCCTCTTGGACGAGGTTGTCTCCGTTTTCAGTTTCAAGGTTACCCTGCGCTTGATCCGGGCCATAGCCAGAAAAAAACGAGATGATGCTGCCCAGACCGAGCGCAACACCGTTACGAAGGGCGCCCCCGAAACCCATTTATCAGTTCCGGTTAATCGGCTTGGCGTACACAGTGCCGCCGGTTGACACTTGGATTGCGCTCACGCGCCAAGGTGCGCCGTTCGTGTTGACGGTCAACACAAAAGGAATTGGTGTAAAAGGTGGAATTGGCGTGCTGGCAGTCGTAGCGACAGCGCCGACACCGACTTCGACGTAGCAAGCCTGATCCGACCAGACCACAACGCCCTGCGCGCCGGGAGGCCATGTGGACGTGTTACCAGCAGTGCCGGTATACGCCACGCTGTATGCAGGATAATCAGCTTTGCTTAGTGGGTTTAAGAGTTCCATAGCGCGTCCTTATGCGAGAAATTTCAGTTTATACAGCGTGCTGTAATACAGGCCAAAAATCTCGTCGATAATGTTTTGGATTGGGGTGCAATCCTTATCGACGACTTTATACCGCATTTCCATCAGTTCGTCTACTTGACCTTCAAGAAACTCGACAATGTTGTTGGTTTTCTTAGCCGACATCAGCGAAATAGGGCCGATGAGGCCGTATTTGCCCTGATAGGCTTCCGCGTATTTATCTGCCAAATCAATGATTTCGCTGTAAAACTTCCGCAACGCTTTATGCTTTGCGTAGCTGCGTGTGTTCAGATGCGTCGAGTGTGCCACGTCACGCGCAAGAAACAATGTACCTACAAAATCAGCGCAACTCATTACATCATTCCTTCAGTGGCTTGTTCTTGCATTGGCATTTCCATCGGCATCTCAGGCTGTTCGCCCATCTCAGGGGCTTGCTGCATCTGTTCGTCCATCTGCGGTACTTCGCGCATTTCAGGTGAACCGCCGATCAAGTCGCCTGTATCCAGCGCGCCTGCAATCGTACCCATGACAATATCCTGAATTTGCTCAGGTGTCATGCTGTTTTGTACAGCAGAGATACGCTTGGTTTCGGCTTCGTAAGCCTGCACTTCAGCCTTGTACCTGTCGATGGAGATTTTCTGCTGCTCTGCGCTGTCTTGGATATTCTCCATGATGTCAGAGACGCGGTTGAGTTCTTGCGACAAGGCTTCGATCTGTTGCTTGGCAGCCATGATTTCTGGCGATTGGTCGCCTTCTTCCAAGACTTTCGGGTCAAGGATTTTCTTGAACCGCTTCGCCATTTCCTGCGCTCCGGGCCAATCCATGTTCTTGATGAACAAATCGCCGGCCACAGTCCAAAGCTGCGGGTTAGATTGCAGGATCATCGACATGGCGTCGAGCGCCTCTTGACGCTTAGTCATGTAGCCGGGACCAGTAGTGACCATAACGTCGTATGTGCCGATTGACGGGTTGTAGATTTTTTCGATCAGTCCGCCATTTTGGTCACGAATTTCCTTGACAGGCTCTTGCTGCATTGGGTCCATTTTGACCATGCTGACTTCGCCATCAACGCCAATAATACGCGCAATGCGCTGTGTGTCGTAAATCTTAGGAATAATATCGACAAGCTGGCGTGTAATGTGACGGATCGCACGGGCTAAGTTATCTACATAGTGGTACGTGCCAACATCACCCTGCTTTTCGCGTGCGGTGATGGCTTTTGCAGACCGTTCGTTGCCTTGTTGGCCCAATGAGGCGTCATACTGGCCGGTGGTGGACTTGATGTCCTCACCAGCGCCCATTTTAGCCTGTATCAGCCCTGTTTGGGGTAGCGGGGGTGCTGCACGCTGCGGAAGCGGTAATACGTTCCCAGCGCCGTCGGTGACGTCTGGGTTGACTTCCAGATAGGGCCAGTTGGTAGTATTGGCAGTCTTCCACTGGTTCTCGTAGCCCTCGAACTGACCGCCATACGCAATAAATGGTGCTTTTGGTGCCAGCGCCAGCATTTCTGCTTCTTGGCTGGTCCAGTAGTTGTACATACGCTGTGCGTCTTTGGCGTTACGCACCAGACCAGATACGTAAATCTGTCCTTGCACCTCAAATTCGTTACCTACGACGCGCACGACAGGTATCCAACTGCCCGGCCACTCGCGCTCGTCCAGCACGTCATAGCCATTGGTCTTCATCCACATGACTTTTTTGCGGTCTACTTCGCGGCTGCGGACAGGCTTGCCGTACATGGCGCGCAGTTGCTTATCCATTGGTGTATCTTTGAACGCCGTGACGTTGTCTGGATACAGATTCAGCGTCTCGCGCTTGCGCTTGTAGTAAAAATACTCCGCTACGCGGATAGTGTCTTCGTCAAGCCATGCTGACATGCTTTCATCGCCGACAGCGGTGGACAGGATCGACGAAATGGGCGTTGCGTCTGGAAACTCGCGCTCATACTCGTCTTTCGTCATGTCCTGCGTGACAAAGCACCATTCAGCGTCTGCGCCGCATGGGTCTTGGATCGTAGGGTCCATGTAGACGCTAAACGAGTTGCGGACGCGCATAATACGCACGTCTTGGTCGAAAGTCTCTTCGTTGCAATATTCCGTGATGAGACGGATATAGCCTTCGCCGTAGGTGACTTGGTTATCACAGGCTGTGTCGTAGGCTACGTCAGCGTCGGACATATACTCGATATGACGCACGACGCCGTCAAAGATCGCTGCCACTTCAATGTCAGCGTTATCATCGACAGGGATTACCTTACCGGCAGGGCGGTTCTGACGCTGTTCGTTCGTTACCTGACGGACGTGCTGCGGCAATTTGTTAATTGTCAAGCAGGGACGTGCGTTAATTGTCTGGCCTTGCACCGCACCGCGGGTCGCCAACACGTCAGCAGGCCACTGCCACTGGTTGTCAGGGCTGCCGGCCATGAACCGAAGGTCGTCCAGTTCGTCTTCACGGCTGTCCGAATAGGCGGCCATCGACATCTGTAGCCGATGGCGCATAGTTGCCATTGTATCAGGGTCACCGCGAGTGTTCGCTGGATCGCTACCGATGTCAGCTACATCGCCTACTTTGTTAATACCTGTCGGATCAGCCATTGTGGTTACTTTTTACCTTTTTTAGCGGATTCACGCTTCACGCTGTACGCGATTGCGACCGCCTGTTTGACAGGTTTTCCGGCGTTTACCTCGGCCTTGATGTTCTTGCGGAACGCGGCTTTGCTGGGCGACTTGACCAGAGGCACTTTATTTCTTCTTTGTTGGCGTTGGCTTCATCGACACGGTCGTGCGGATGACTTGCACTGGCTTGGCAGCCTTCATCAACTCAGGGCCGCGTGTCGTGCCTTCGCGCGCTACAGCTTTCATAGCTGCGCGTGCGCGGGCTGGGTCGCGGTTAGCCATTGCAGCCTTTTCAGCCTTTACAGTGCCTGTCTTATACAGGGCTTTGGTGTATTTATTAGCTGGCATTTACTTACCCTTCTTAGCTGGTTTGGCTGTTTTGGCGCTTTCTTTGAAAGCCTTGGCTGTGGGGGCGCCTTTAGCGCCCGGTTTACGCATTTTTTCGCCTGATCCAGCAGCAATGCGGGCTTTCTTGGCGTGAATGTTGGCATATAGTCCGGGTTTCATGGGCATTTCCACCTTTTCAAACTAGCTTTGGCGCGTTCGCCGTCTTTTGCCTTGGCTGCAACAGCCCCCATGCGGGCGCAGAACGACGCTTTGCGTCCTGCGTCAGCCTTTGTCTTCGGATTGGGCGCTGGAGCCTTCAATTTGCTGCCTGTTGCAGCGTTATATTTCGCTCTACCAGCGGCAGTCAGGCCCGCGCCCTTTGACACAGGCAACTTCTCGCCTCTGCCAACGGACAACGAAACTGATTTTTTCTTGTCTGCCACTAGCTGCCCATCCAAGATGTAGAATATCCAGCGGGAGAATACCCGCTTGAGGAGCGTCTGTCAACGCGTCCTTGTCGTGGGTCTTTAGATGCTACAGGAAAGGCAAATGTCACCGCTATGGCGTCCGCTGCGTCAGGTGACGCTAGCCCGCGTGACTTCATGTCCTTCTTGCTTTCGAGGAACAGCGTACCCTTGCTGTCCGGCTTGGTGCGCGGGCTGATGAGGTCAGTCTTCAGGAACCTGTCGTTGGGTATATGGCCTGTGCGTAGCCAGTCACGCATGGCGCCCCACATCTCTGCGCGCTTGTTGCCCCACATGATCTGGTTCTTGGCTTTGTTGCCGAAGTTCACGCCGCGTATCTTGTACCGCTGCTCTTTCAGCCGGTCTACGACGCCTGCGCCTAGGCCGCCTTCGTCGATGCACACCAGCGCCGGCTTGAACTGCTCTATAGCGTCGATGACATAGCCAGCCACTTCCATAGTGTCCGCACCGCGGTGTCGCCGCAGTTCCAAGATGTCACGGCCCTGCCGTATGGCGATGACGGTAGCGTCCGCCCCGAAGCGTGCAGGGTCTACCCCTATCACGATGGGCGCGCTGTCATCCTTGATGGGTGGCCGCTTCATGGCGTCATCAACCAGATTGCTGCCGATGAACTGATCGTCACCTTCACTGGGGAAGTTACCGTAGACTTCGACACTGGCTTGGTAGCTGTCTGGCCCGTACTCGTCGATGATGCGCTGGTACAGGTTTTTGTCTGTACCCTCGACATCACGGGCGTCGATGACGCGTGTTGTCCAGAACGCCCGCTTGCTGTGGAACGTTTCGTAGAAATAGCCTGTGTTACGCCGCGGGTTGGAGAACGCCAGATGGAAGCGGTGCGGTGTGTTTTCCGTAAAGAAACCATCCGATACGGACCATATGCTGTCCGGGATACCGCTGGCTTCGTCGAAGATCAGCATCACACCGTCGAAGTTGTGGACACCAGCGTAGGCGTCAGGGTTCTCTTCCGACCACAGCCGGCCTTCAACTGAC